GGCCATGTATGAATCCATGGAGTCGCCGATGGGCTGGGTTGAGTCTTCCTTGACGAAGACGTCTACAACGTAGTCGTCTAGGGCTTGGGAGCGGAATGCATCTTTAACGCGGGTTGCGTCTTTGCATTCTTCCATAGTGGTAGGGTTGATCATATACGGGAATGAATCCCGAGTGTCGATCTGTTGGCCGATGACGTCATGGTCTGAGCGCCATTGCCAGCCGGCCGGTAGGAAGCCGAGGGATGTGGCGCTGTCTGTTTGTTGGAGATCGCGCCGAGTTACCGACATTGGGTGCTTGCTTGACAGGTATTCCGGATCAGCGACGAACTCGAACCAGTCGAGGCGGTCTGTTGCCAGTGGTGAGCAGCCTTCGATCACGGATGCGAATCGGAGTGTGAGCATGTAGGTGATAATGCAATGCTCAGGAGCGACTACGCCGCGTATTTGATGGTCGAGGTTGAAGTCAAACATCGATTGCCATTGGCCAAGGGATGCGCCGTCCGTGGCGGGCATTTCCCTAGGGTTTACTCCCACTGAAGTTTGGTCGAGGAGTATTGGCACCTGATCGACTTCGCGGGAGCCTGAGCCTTTCCACGAGTCGGATATGAGTTCTTGCCAGCGGTTATAGCTGAGCACGTCCCGCTTCATGGCGGAGCGGTAGGCTGCCTGCGTTTCTGATAATGCCCGAACGTCCATCGGGGCAGTTGTCGCGTCGATCGTGTAATTTTCCTCGTCGAGCGGTTTGGCGTTGTAGCGGCAACGTGACCACGTTTTTGACAGTGGTACGGCCTTTTCGCCCTGTACGTTTACTGAGCCGTGATCAGAGTCTTCCGGCCATTTGTACCATTCGTTGTAAACGCGAAGATATGCGTCTTCAAAGTGCTTGAAATAGGATCCGCCTGCTGCACCCTGATACGAGCCTATGCCTAGACGGTCCCAGTTTGCGGATGCGGCTACAACAGGCGGATGTAGGGCGGTTTGCGGACCTTGTTTCACGTAGTCCGGATAATCGGGCCAGAGCCAGCGCAGAGGTGTCATAAAGACGCCGAGGTGCGCGTTGATGCGCATGACGTCACGCTCTCGCAGGGTTTCGAGTCGAACCTTGCCGTTCATGGAGATATTGAGTCTTTCTCCCGGCATCATGACTTGCTGACGCAGGCAATTGACGCGTCCGATCTTTCCTGTTTTGAGGGTTAATCCACCCCGGCTGGCTTTGCTCATTTTTTGTTGGCCTCTTTGACGGCTTCACCTACTGATTTAGGTAGTCTATGCGCCCCCGGCTCGCCTGTCAAGGCTCCACCGTAGCACATGATAAGAGCCTGTAACTGCTGGACGGTCATGTCTTTTACCTTTGACCCGCCGAGCATTCCCGAGGCGTCGAGAGCGTCGAATGTGTCGGGTGCTTTTGTGGCAGCGACCATCCAGTTACAAGGGGCGACGATTGCAGCGATTACCGCTGCTACGTATTGCCCCGGCAGTGGGATTGCAGGCATCCCGGCGATTGTCATGGCTACCTCTACGATGTTAGCCAAGTTGCTGCGCATGGAACGGGCCTGTTCTGGCGACCAGTATTCCGGTTGAGTCAGTATGTTCCATTGATGTTGCTCAATCCCATGGGATTTATGCAGTTCGCCGTAACGACAGCCTGATGCGGCCAGTTTTTCAGCGCCGATTTGAAATGCTCTATGAATGTCCAATGTTGTTTGCTCCGATTGAAGTATGGTTAACACGCCAGTGACAAACATCATAATATGCTGAAAGCCTGCCATGCGTGTCGAGAAGTACATGGTTAAAGTATCCGTTGGGAACGGGAAGGTGTTGGCTTACCCAGTCGTAACAGGCCGATGAATCCATCCTGTCTGGTCTGGCTCCAGCTTGCACGCTCCGCAGCATCGCGGGATAGTGCAGCGAATTGTTCCGGAGTAGCTCCTTGGAATCCAGAAGCTTCCATTTGAACTTCAGATAATAGAGACGCTGTTTCGCCAACTGTCTCACTAATCCGAGTGGCGCGGAATGGGTCATTCTCAGAGAATGGCACAATGTCGACGACTTCGGGCGCCATGTCAGATGTTCTGTTTGCTCCAGACTGAAGCTGTTGATCACTGACTTCAGCGTTTTCATTCCCAGATTGCGGGTTGCTTTCACGCGATGTTTCCATTCTTTGTGGTCCTTTGAAATGTATTTAGTTACGTAGTGGCCAGCCACGGACGCTGTATGCATCTTTAGAGGCTTGCCGTCCTTTATTGGAGTGACAAAGTGGTGCTCTGTCTTCCAAATATCGTTTATGGTCCTGAAATACATTGTCGGTGAACGTTGTACATCGGACCAGCCCCAAATGCTGCGCATTGGGAGGCATTCGGTTTTGGTGCAGTTTGCAGGGAGTCGACCGTGATTAGGATCGTTTTTCCAAGCGGCAGGGATATCACGCATCCAGATAAGAAAATGGCCATGATGATGTTCACGGCTTTTTCCATGTTCGATCACTCCTGCGTATGTTACATAGTCAGATTCAGGCCGGTTAACCGGGAATTCCTTTGTCTTGTTTCGGGCGGCCGGGTGGCCTAGTTCCTTGCAGACTATATCAGATAATGTCCTGATGTACTTCCTGAACTCGCGCCCTTTTTGCCAAAGGTCTTTCGGTTCGAGGTAGATGGGCTGGATTGGCCCTTTTGAGTAATCAGGTTTTTCCCCGTAGTACGGGAATAGTTTTGGGTCGAGGGTTAGTGTCGCGAAGAAAGGATACCAGCCTGCGGCGGCTTTTTCTTCTGATTCTTGGGCGATGCGCCAGCTCCAGTTGGACTTGCGGACCTGATCGCCCTTGTCTTTCATGTGGGCTATGAATAGCTTTTGTGCTCGACCGGGGTTGAACTTGTCAGTTCTTAACCCGAGTACGGATTTTTTCTCCTGAAGGCTTAAACCTTCAGTGATGCCGTACTTGTTTAGTATGTTAGGGTAAGTAAGAATTAAGTTATCAAGGTTGTCATGTAGTTCAGTTCTGAGAGCGTCTACGGAATCATTTGAGACGCGTTTAGAGCGGAGCATAAGAGACATGTTGGTACGCATGGACGCGTGAAAGGCGTCATGGCGATTTGCGAGTGTTTGGGTACTAGGCATAGATAGGGATAGTAGTGTAATGGGCCTGTAGATGTCAAGATTAGTGATTTGGCTTGACAAGGAAGGGGTAGGAGGAGTTTTTGAGGTTAGCGTGATATAAGTAATAGTGCTAACCGTTAGAATTAGTAAGTATTTCAATGAGATAGCGATCCATGAGAGAATGCATACTCATTAGATAGGAGATAGTTAGATGATTGAAGAGAAGAAGTATAGTGTTGAGAAGATGTTAGACTCATTACGCGTGATCATGTCGTATTACGACTATGAGAGCGTAGAGTATGAGGCTCTTGTTGAGGGAATCGTTCAGATTCGTATGAACCAAGAGCGTAAGAGAGAGATGGAGATGATTGAGCGGTATGCTCAAGAGTCGCTAGATTTAGACTAGCGGTAGTTCATGTTCGGCCCGCTTTGATAGGGGCCGGATGTGGTTGATTTTGGTTTCGAAGAACGCCAAGAGTTAATGGCTTTGTTGGTATTCTGGCGTTGTGCTTCGGAATGTTTTCCTATGGAGTCAGTAATTTGATCCCATAGGGTTTGGACTCCTGCTGCGCCAGTAGAGGTGGATGATTTGGCGGCCAGCAGAGAGGTTAGGATTTTTTTGTAGGCTGACGGAGACATAGATTTGACGTCAGACTGTTTGGTTATGTCGTAGCCTGTCCTTTTGAGGATCAGGGTTTGAATAGTATTGTCGACGCCCATGTTCAGGAGCGTCTTTTCACGAACCCATGCGGGTTGCGTGTTTGCCACTTCGTTGACTTTAAGCTTGAATTCCTGCGCAGAGATTTTGAGTGCTTGTGCTGCGGCAGGAGCAGAGACGGAGTTAAACTCCTTGTTCGACAGGTCCAGTTTACCCTGGTCGATACGATTACGCATTTCGGCGATAGCGTATTGGGTAGAAGTGGTCATTTGGGTGTTGAGACCGGATTGGCCCGCCTGTATACGAGCGGTGCCTAGAGCGGTCTGTTGATTGATTTGGGCAACTTTGACGGGAACGGCCTGTGATGCGGCGGTTTGGACCGCATTGCCGAATCCCTGATATTGCGCCTGTTTTGCTTGCGCTAATTGGTTGCCCAGTGTTGAGACTGCGCCGGATGAAGCAGAGTTACCGGCAGCAGATGAGCCGTAGAACTCTTGCGGAGTTAGTCCGCGGTCTTTCGCTTGACGCCAGTCGTAGCGGTCGCGCTTTCTGTAGTAGTTGTGTTCACGGCGGAGACCTTCGGCGGTGCCTTCACGGGCGGCGCTGGATGCCTGACGCCCGCCCAGATAGGAGGCAGCGCCTGATATGGCAGCGCCCCCAAGTATTGCAGCACCAACACCGATAGCCATTAGCTGACGGCGTTGTGCATGGTGGGCGGTTTTGTGCCGAGGCGTTGAACGGACAAGTGGCCTTGTACCTGTTCGTTAGTGAGTACCGCCCCGGCGTAGACGACTATCCCAATGGCCAGAGCCCGGCCATAATTAGGGTCAAGGTCGTCAACGGCAGGGACGAGGAGCAAGTCATCGTATTGGCCGTAGAAGGGGATGTACATCGGTTCGGCGATGAGGTCTGCTGTTCCTGTTACGCTTGCAGGAGCATATCCGACAACAATGAATGTCTTTGTGTCGGTGTCAGTGATAGCAATTGATGCTTTGACGCGGTACGGGGTTCGATCCCCGAGCGGTGCCAGTAGGTAGCAGGCTGCGCCTGACATGTAATTGGCAGCTAGTGATATGTCGCCGCCGTTAGCCAGATTGAGGGAGGCGATATCGTCGTAAACGACAGGATCGCCATTGACCGGGAGCGGGTCAGTATTGATCGCCCCGGCTGGTAGAGCGATAGCGGTCTGGCCCGGAATGGCCAGAGTGAAGTCGCGTTGAATGTTAACGATGCTCATAGCATTTTACCGCCTTTTGGAAATTCTTGATTGCTTGCGCCGGGATACGGTGTGGCATCGTCGACCATACCGGCCATGTATGAATCCATGGAGTCGCCGATGGGCTGGGTTGAGTCTTCCTTGACGAAGACGTCTACAACGTAGTCGTCTAGGGCTTGGGAGCGGAATGC